GCTCCTCCAATGTTAACCCAATTAAAATGTTGGGCTGTGTGAATAACTACTTCTCTGCCTACTGTTGCTATACCCGAGTGAACTCGAATATCATCGCATATTAACATTATGCGGCGTCTTTGATTTTGTGGTAAATAACCAAATTTTTCTTTCATAAACTTTTATTTAATAATATAATATTTATTTTTTGTATTTCCAAATATAACCACCAGAAGTTTTTTGTTTATTAGTCAAATTTTGAGAAATAGATGTTTCTCTAATATTTAATTCTTTACTTGCTTCTCGTGTAGATGACCATTCTCTAATAAAATTACCTTCTAAATCATATTGAATAATAGATTTTTTAATGTTTTTTAACCATTTTTCATTTTTATAAAAGCTTTTATCTTTTTTTAAATGTCCTTTTTTTAAATTATCAATATGAGAATTTGAAAATATTTTTCCTTTATTTGAATTAGATATTTTATGCTTATGTTCTTTACTTAAACTTTTTCCAATATGAGATAAAGACATTTTATTTTTAGTTTCTAAAGATTTTTTATGTCCTATAGTTGACTGGCTTATTTTTTGTTTTGTTTTTTCTGTGTGAAAATCAGGGCCACTTCCTCCTTTTTTTCTTTTATTCATTGTTTCAAACCCCCATTGTCTAAATTGCTCTATCCAATATGTTTCTAGTGGTTCCCAATCTTTATGTTCTAAACTATTTATTTCATCAATTTCAGTGTATTCTATTTGATCACCAAATTTATTTTGATGATTTTTTTCTCTATTATTTTTGGTTTTACCTATGTAAACCCAGTTAGGATTATTATAACAATTAGTCACTAGATATATTTTTGTTATTCCAGTAGCGTTGTTTTGCTTTTTCATCTTCTTGTTCTTTATTTTTCCAGTAATATTTTTTACTCCAATCTTTTTGAGCTTGGATTTTTTCTTCTTTGGTTAGATATTTTTTAATTCTTCCCATCGATTATAAATATTATAAAATTTGAAAAAATAACAAAAAAGCTAACAAATTAGTCGTTTTGTTCAAACTCTGTGTTTGTATGTGAATGTAGTTTTTTTCGATAAGCTTCATCTGTGAGATAAAGGTGAATAGATCTTTCGGTCAATTTTTGAAGAGAAAACTTGTAACGAACTGTAGCAACTTTAAATTCTTCAAACAATCCACTCTGTACTTTTACAGAGGTTAATGTCATTTCTTTTTTGTTTGTCATAATCTTTATTTATTTATTTGTTTACTATATATAAATATACGTAGATCTAGGAAGATACACCTAATGGACAAAGCTCCTTATTACTCTTATAAGGACAGAAACGACAATTGTGAGGTGAAGGGTTTGGTTCAAATATTTTATTTTTGTGTGAACCATCATAATTAAACACCTCCTCAATAAATGAATTGATTGTATTAGTTGCCTTATTCATTTTAACCTTACCACTTGCTGGTTTGTATTCTTGTATCCTGGAGATTGGAAATGGGGATTCTTCCCATACTTTTCTTTTAACAATAAAGAATTCCACATTAATACTGTCTTCAGGAACTCCAAATTGTTGGCTGTAGAATTTTTTGTAAAGGATTAATTGGAGCTGTTTTGTTTCGTCTTTTTTTGTTTTGTCATCCCATCCACTTCTAGAGGTTTTAATATCTAAAATTTTAAAAGTGTTGGTTGGTTCGTGATATAAAACAACATCCAAATAACCCTTATACAAAATATTCTTGTATTCAGGATGTGGGTTCAATAATAAAGGAACTTCACAACCTACTAAATACCAACCTCGTTTACCAAAATAACCACCCCGTTTTTTCTTAACAAAGTTTAAAATTGCTAATCCGTCTTCATAAAATTCTCTCATTTCAACAGGATCGGAAAAATGAACTTTTTTATTTGATTTGTAGTCTTTTTGGTAAGTTTCTCTAAAACGTTCTTCAAAGTATTCCTCTAAATTAATTCGGTCGGCTTCCGCACCACTAACATTGTATATAGTTGTTATATAGTGTTGTAATGCCTCGTGAAGTGCAGTTCCGAAGGTCATATGGATAGAGGATTCGGATTGATAATAACCGTCTCTATACTGTAAAGACCATTTACGAGGACAATTCAAAAACATAGACACCTGGCTATAGGAAATCTGTTTTTCCGTAGAATAATTAATTTCCTTAAGAGTGTGTTTTTGAATTTGTTTTACTATGGAAGGTATTTTCTTCTTTTTTGGCAAAACTTATTTTTTTCCTTGCAACATTTGGATTGTTTTCTCTAGATACAGAGCTAAATCCATTGCCTCTTCTTTAGCATGTTGTAAATACTCTATTACTGATAAATCTGTTCTATCTAAAGTATTGTTGTACTTTTCTTTACCTAATTTAGCTCTCTTAATATGTTCATCAATAATTGAATCTACAACCGAATCTGTCTTTTCTATGGTTCTATTGGTATTGTTTATATCAGTATAAATTCTAGTACCATAGATTTCACTATTTTTTGTCATTGTATTTCTTTAAGTAACTTTTTTATTTCTTTACTATCAACACCTGATTTTTCAAGAATCATCTCTACTCCTTCTTTTTTAAGAATGTAAATATAATCTTCTGCCTCTCCCAGTGAAATAGTATAGTAATTGGCAATATGATGAAGCAATACTTCATTTGGTTTTTTACGTGAACTTTTCACGTACTTGAGGAAGACATTCTTTTTAGGTAACATATCACAATAAAAATTATATATTTTTTCTTTGTCGTTTGAAGGAATTAATTGAGCATAATTAGCTACCTCTACATACGGTTCATACATACTGATGTATTTATTGATCATGTAGGAGTTAAATATTTTTTGCTCATCATCATTAAATGAAGACCAAGGTTTTTTAGTTGTTGTTATCTCTTTTAACCAATCAAATATTGTAAAAGTTTTGTTAGTCATTAATCCCTTGTATGGTTAGAGTTGTCACCCTCAAATTCCTCTCTAAGTTCCTTAGGAAGCAATTCAACCAATACCTTACCGCTTTTCACATCATAAAAACAAGGAATGGGAATGATTCCATCTTCTTGAGTACCAGTTACAAAACGAGATACTTTACGAAGGATAACACCTTCTGCAAATACTTGATTTCCATCTTCAGACACAACAGGTCTAGTGTTTTTAATGTCAATGTTGACATTCAATTGTTGTTGTTTATTGTTCATATTATTTTGTTTGTTTTAAGAGTTTCAATTATTCTCGATATACCTGACATAAAGTTTATTTCTAGATCGATTCTAAAGTTGGACTGATATAGACATTCATTTATGATAATTGCAATTTGTCCTTCACAACCAACAGCATATTGGTTAGTGTTATCGTACAAATGTTTAAAAATATCTTCAAATAAAGACACATCATTGTCTGCTATGATTTGTCTAATATCATTGAATGTTTTATATGTTGGTTTTTTTAATGCTTCCAATATTTTACTTTGAACATCCTCATTTTTACTTAACGATTTAGGAATCAATAATTGATTATCTACAGTATATTTTTGACAATCATTAATAATTTTTCTAAAATCAGGATAAGAATTATTTATTATAGAGACTAAATCATCAATATTGAATTGAATTTCTTCTTTATTTAAAATCTCATAAACATGTTTTGCTACTACTTTTTTGGTTGGAGGAGTTAATTTGAATTCTTGTAGACGACTCCTCAAAGGCGGAATTAATCTTTCAGGATAGTTTCCTGTTAAAATAAATCTGGTAGTTAGACTGTAAGTTTCAATCATATTCAAAAGCAATACCTGTGATGCTTGAAGAATATGAGTTGCTTCATCCAAAATTACTATTTTTAGGGGTCTAAAACTACGAGCAGAAGCAAATGAACCTACTTTTTCTTTAATATCATCCATACCTCTGTTTTCAGTAGCATTTAAATAAATAAAATCACAATCAATATTATTTACTAATATTTTTGCTAGGGTTGATTTACCTGAACCTTGTAATCCAAAAAAACCAAGATGGGGTATATCTTGTTTATCTAGAAATTCTTGTATTTTTTCTCTAATAGAATCATCACAAATGTAATTATCAAGAGTTTTAGGACGATATTTTTCAACAAAAATAGTATGGTCTTTAGAATTCATAACATTAATATAATAAAAAAGTTTGAAAAATCAAAACTTAATCTAAAGTATAATCTCCGTAAATTGAATATTTTTTAGGTTCTGGTTCTTGTATTTCTACTTCCTCAGGTAATATAGCAAAAAGTTTACCTTGAGCCAAATCTAAACGAAATGCTTTAGGTTTAACTGTTGCTATTTGAAACCATGATTCTAAAGCATCTGTTAAAGATTTTTGAACAGCATTAACATTATTTACTTTCCAGGAATCCCCCGGTGGGACACGCTGGGCAATTTCAAATAGTTTTTCTTGAATTTCTGTCATAACCTTAATATAATAAAAAAGGCTTGGTTTCCCAAGCCTTAATTTATTTTTTGTTTGTTTTTTATTTTACAAAAGGTCAAATTGATTCAAGATAAAGAATAAAATCTTGGATTAGATCTTTTTTGTTTTTATATCCAATTTTTCCATCTCCAAAATCTAAATCATCACCAGCTGTATCTAAGGTATCACTAATATATTCTTCAACCAATCCATTTAATATTGTTTCAATAGTATCTATATCACCAATATTTTCTTTTACTAAGCGTCCTTCGGTAAGAAATTTTTTTAAATCAAAGTTATCTTTCATGTTATTAATTTTGTTATAAATATATGAAGAAAATTAAAGAGTTATTTGTTCAATTAAGTAGGGCAGTAGCTTTTCGAAGGCATAGTTAATAGTTGTATTTTGTGGTGTTAACAGCCCTACATAAAGATAATTAGTATTGGGCACAAAATAAAAGTTTTTAATAACATGGTCAACACCTTCAATTTTAAGAATTTGACCTTCTAAAGCTACTGCATCCTTCATAATTTTAAATTTACATCATTCCCATCATACCTCCAAGCCCATCATCACCTTTCTTTTCCTCTGGCTTGTCAACTACAACTGCTTCTGTCAATAGGATAGTACCTGCTACTGATGCTGCATTTTCAAGTGCTGTACGAGTTACTTTTGAAGGATCAATAATACCAGCCTCTTTCATATCAACAAAATCTTCTGCTTTCAGATCCCAACCATACCAATAATCACCTCCTGTTACAGCATTGATAGCATTGTAAATATTTTCTTGCTCATAACCAGCATTTGAAAGGATTTTCTTAAATGGGGCAGCACAAGCATTATAAACAATTTGTGAACCAATATCATCAACATTAATACTTGTACGAGCGTGTAACAATACAGAACCACCACCTGGAACGATACCTTCTTCAAGAGCTGCTTTAGTGGCTTGTAAAGCATCATCAACACGATCTTTTTTCTCACGCATTTCGGCTTCAGTAAATCCACCTACATGAACAACTGCTACACCACCAATAAACTTGGCTAAACGTTCTTGCAATTTTTCTTTTTCGTAAGGAGAGGTTGATTTATCAATTTGTGCCTGAAGTTCTTCAATACGTGCTGCAATTTTTTCTTCACTACCTTTACCATCAACGATAGTGGTTTCATCTTTACCTACAGTAACTACACGAGCTTGACCGAACCAATCCCAACTGAATTTATCAAGTTTCATACCTTTTTCAGTACTGAATACTTGACCACCAGTCATAATAGCAATGTCTTCAAGTAACAATTTACGACGATCTCCAAAATCAGGAGCTTTAACAGCAACCACTTTCAAAATACCACGAGCTTTGTTTACAATCAAAGTAGCAAGTGCTTCACCATCAATATCTTCGGCAATCAATACCAAAGGTTTATTTTGGTTTGAAACAGCTTCCAAAATAGGCAACAATTCTTTTACTGTGTTAAACTTTTTATCTGCGATCAAAATCAAAGCATCATGTAGAGTAGTAGTCATTGAGTTATTATCGGTTACAAAATAAGGTGATTTATAACCACGGTCAAACTGCATACCTTCTACTGTTTCAAGATATGTTTCTCCGTTTTTAGATTCTTCAATAAACACAACTCCTTCACGACCTACTTTCTGCATTGCAGTGGCAATCAATTCACCTACTTCAGGATCATTGTTTGCTGAAATAGTGGCAATTTGTTTAAGTTGGTCTTCAGATGAAATATCTTCTTTAATTTCAGTACGAATAAATTCAACCAATTCTTTAACTGTTTTATCAATGCTACGTTTGATTTCTACAGCATTAGCTCCATTGTTTAGATGAGCCAAACCTTGTTTAACCATCTCTTGAGCCAATAAAGTAGATGT